TTATAAATTTATATTTTTCTCTTTTCTCTGTAAATGGAGTTCGGCCTTTTTCGGGTCAAACTCATAGTTTTCACATTGACGGCTATTCGTCATAACGAGAAGTAGCGGGAATAATAACCCGTGCTTACAACCCCTTCCGTATTCGTCTGATGCAGATTTACAAGTATCACATCTGTAGATGTCTTGTACACAAGCTACACCCATATATTTACCTCCTTTTTTGAATTAAACATATTTTTCTAAATACTTTACCCGGATGCTCAACGCCTTGGAATAAATACTTAACTGTACAGCATATCTATCCAAATAATATTTTCGCTCCATATCATTCTTTGCCAATTCTATACAGTTTTTTATCTCACTCAAATGTCTTTTTACAACACGTTTGTAATAATCTAATTTCTTATTCATGACTATCTTATTTAAAAGTAATCAACTACCATAGGGCATGATTCCGTTATTGTCGCAATCAGTTTTCCGCTTTCGCTCAATACGGAGTAATGCCCACCTACATATTTGCCGTAAAAATCGGTGTATCCGTATGTCCGTTCAATCTTTGCAACGGGTTTTTCATCTTCGGGCTGATGTTTACTCCCTACTGTATAATCACTCACGCCTTGTGCGGTGACAATGGTTATTCTCTTGATTTCAGCCATTTGTATTTTCTTTTTTCAACTCCATTTGTTCAATTAAGAACTTTCTAAAATTGTTCTTATACTGACTATGAATGATTTTATACTGCTTTGATAGATTTGGCAATTGTTTGTGCCCTTTACTATGAAGGAACTTTGCAACCAATTCAACCTTTTCTTGATTGTTAAAGCCTCGATCTTTACACATATTAGTAATGCAAACATTTGCTTTGCTGGTAGGCTTTTTCTGTATAGGGGGAAAATACTCACTTCTGCTATTGGTATGGGTTCTTGGATAGCCCACAGCTTCGCCCAAGTATTCGCCTGTTATGTAATCAAATTCCCCATTTATTAAACTTTCTGCTATTTCTCCCATTATATTTCTCCTTTTCTTTTTTGTTGTTCTTTGCGCACCACTTCGTGTTTTGAAATGGTGCATTTTCTTGTTTTCTTTGGGTTTCCCGGTTCAATTCCAGCTTTCCACAATGTAGGAAGTTTGCAGCCTATCTGATAGGGCGTAAACTTCTCGTAAATAGCTGCAAGGGAACCAAAGAAGTGTTCCCGCTTTCCTTCAACCGGAGCCGGGAACTTTACTTTGATGACGTATGACTTAGTTATTTTCTCCATTTTTTTGATTTCTGATACTTTTGTTCACTGCCTTGACAACTTATCAAGAACGAATATTTTTTTGCGTAAAAACAAAGAAAAATAGTGTCATGGAACATTTTCAACCTTGATTGTCTCTACCGCGTAACACTTCATCATATAATCGCCTTCAATTCCCATATTCCACCACTTGCCAATGTAGTATTGGTGTGCTTCATCTTCCGGTAGATTGATAGGCGTTACAAATGAATCTTTCTTTCCGTCCTTATCTTTCAGATAGACTTTAACCGTTGTTCTTATCATGTTAGTTCGGTTTTTAGTTCAACTTGCATACAAAGAACGGGCGAAGGCTTTTTTGGCGCATTGCTCATTAAAGTAATCGTCATAGTCAACTTCTTCGCATATTGGCATATCATCCCCAGCGGAAATGTTATCTTTAAAAATCAGATAACGGGCATTGAAGAAAAAGAGGATAACCCGACGGAGAAACTCACGAGGCGTTCTGATATTGTGCTTCTGCATGGCTTTCATTATTCGCACTGCCTTATCATCATTAATGGTTATTGCAACGGCCTTCCCGCGTCTAAACTCTTTTGTTGTATATCCTTCAATGTTTAAAACGCTTTCCGCTATTTCACGAAGAACTTTTGGCACATAGCGATCGGCGTTATCTTCATCCAATTGTAGAAACAGATCGGCTGCAGAACCAAGAAGGCTCATTAAACTTGTACGTTGTTCTTCTGCCGTTTGTTTTAAAAACATGAACTGATAGTTGCTAACGTAGGTTGCAATCATTGTCCCTTTTATTTCCGCAACCGTTTCTTGCTCGCTCATTTCTTTGCTTAGATTGCGGAGCGTTTCATGTGCGCTGGCGATGAACGCTCCAATGATGAAGTTTGTTAATTGGTTGCGTGTCGAATATCCCTGCTGGCCTGCCAATCTCTTAACTCTATCGGAAAGCTCTCGACTTGTCTCAAAACCGAAAAAGGTTTTTTCATCGTACCGAAAAAGTCTAAACCAACCTGTGTCCTGATGACTGAATACTCTTTTAATCGTCTTAGAAACTTTTTCTTTATTGTGCATCCGGCAATACGCCTCTAACAAATAGTTCATGACATCACCCAAACCGCGAAAATGGTAATCCATTACCCGTTGCTGGAACATCTCAAATACAACTACGGGCAACTTTGTCCCGTACTGAAACTTGGTATGCTTGTATGTTTTCATAATCAATGCGATAAATTAAAGTAGATATTTGGGCAGGATGAAACGTTGTAAATGTAGTTTCCACAACGTACCAAAAGCGCGTCCGCGCCATAGTACAAACGCTTCATCCCTGTAATACTGCCCGTTTTATGAAAATTTGGGAAACGGTGCAAATTCGCCCGTTCCCCTTCTTCTTTACTCATTCTTTTGGTTCTCATTTCGCGGCCTTTAACTGTTCAACAGTAACCGGGACAACACGCGCACACGCATAATAGGCGTTTAAGGTAAGCTGTCTTTGCCATGCCGTAGAGCGAGGTGCCCACCGGAACCCGTTACTTTTCAACTTGGAAATAGTTTCTGAATCGGGTTTGCCTGGAAAGATGATTTGTAACCGATCTTCGGAGAAGTTTTTCACGATTTTACCGCCTTCAAATTCAATCTCAACATCTTCTTTGTTCGCCTTTACTTCTTGTGCCTCGCGCACTGATTTAGCCATTTCCACAAGTTTAAAGAACTTGTGACGCTCCGTAATAATGATTGATTGTTTATTCAATTCTCGGACGTAGGAAACAGCCTTTTCTACTATGGAAACATCACCACGCTTTGCGTAGGTTTCGACTTTTCCGTAAATGCTGGAAACAAACAGAGCCTTGTTGCTGTATCTATTTACCCCGTCGTTGATTTCCTTAATAGTGGAAGCGGAAGAAAGAATTGAGCGTTTGAGCCGCGCCCATTCTTCGCTTTCTCTTTGTTCGGCTGGTTTGGCTTCTTCAATCCGGCGGGCGATCGCTTTGAGAGCCTTTTCCCGCCATTCTCTGAACTCGTTGTATGCTGATTCGTAGGAATTGTTTGCCTTTTCATTCCTGCGGGTTGGAAAACGTGCTGGCCCGGTTATCATTGCGCTCATTATACGGGAATGTTTGCCGAATAGGGTGCGAACCCAATCTTTATATTTCGTGATGTAACGTTCCTTCTCGTTTTCCGGCATCTTTTCAAGGTCGCCGTTCAATTCCTTCTCGTAATCACGAATATACTGCGCGGCGCGTTCTTCCGGGACGAAACTTGTAGAATAGAAGGCATTGTAGGCCGCTTCCCAAAGTTCTTCGAGGTTTACTTCATACTTCCATGATACAACTTCCCATTCTGAAAGGTATTTTTCACTATCATAGACGATGATTGAACGATTCCATTTGGAACTTGTTGCTGTATGTGCATAGTCTTTGCGCATTAAGTTTCCCCCAAGTTCTTGGCCTCTCCAACCAAAAGCCCATTCCCCTAATTCGGGGTGAGCTATCTGTTTAACTGTTGCTGCTCTATGGCAGTTCTTTTTACTTAAAACTACTTTATTTTCCATTGTTGTTGTGGATTAAAATATTATTGATTAATAAGTTTATCAATTCTCTGTTTGATGTTAATGGCTCGCGAAAGACCATTTTCACCGAAGGCTTGCGCCTCTGATACTTTCCCGTCCTTATAGGTGAGACAGCAAAAAGAGCTATCCGGGTAATCAATACCCAATCGCGGTCTGCCCCAATACATATCAATTTCAACCTTCGGTCTGCGCTTATTTCCATCCTTTTCGCCTTCCCATTGGGGAAGAATGTACAAGCAGGATTTCACTTGTTTATCTGCGGCAATTTCGCGATTGCCCCAAAACCAACTGTTTTTGCCTTCAAGCACTTCTTTTCCGGCTTCTATGTAGCCCAATTCATGGGCGACTTCTTCTGCTACAATTAGCATTGCTTCATTAACTTCCATATCGTTGTTGTGGATTATGCCCGCTTGGAAGGCGGGCTGATTATTACTTGTTTCTCTTTGATAACCATTCATCACGTTTGCGGCGGCAATCGTTCAAATCAGAACCTACGCAACTGAATAAATCACCTGCTGGTGTTCTGTAATCATATTGCATACGTTTTACCCGTTTCCGGCCTAACTGCGTTGAAAACGTTGTGTAATTCTCTTTTCCGGCTTCGCAAACGCTACATCCGTTATTCCCGTTGATTGTTCCCATGATATTATAGTTTTCCGTTAATAAAAAGATTCCTTGTAATATACCTTTTCCCTCTGCTAACACAAATGTTTCCATAAGTAATAGACTGTATTTCCTTCATCCGTCCTTCTCCGTCATTGACGAAATCGCCTTTTTCATATTCTTTGAATGATTCAAATGAATTTACTTCTTTCCCAAAGATGTTTGATTTGTCGCTCAAATCCATAACTTGGTTCCAGTAGATTTCTTCCATGATTGATTATTTAGTATAAAAACTGATTTGAAGTCCTCTACGGAGCTTGCAAACAACTTTGTCAAGTCCTGCATTGATAGCGCGGTCAACGAACTTATTAAAAAGCTCAATTCCGATAAGAGCGATTAAACCTGCAACGCCTACCAGCTTATTTATCCGGTTCCCGTTTTCGTCCAATCCGTACACTTTCATTCTGAAATTGCTATTGATGAAAGTTTTAGTGTAGTTTAAAATACCTTTTTTCATTGTTGTTGTGAATTATGGTTTATAACTGCTTCATTTCTAAGTACATGGCGAATATATAAAGTTATTTTAAAATAACAATACTTTTGTCAAAGAATTTTATAACCTTTTCAGGTTATTTACTTTCGTTTACTTTTACCTATTAAGTTCTTAATTAAACAATTTGTGCTAAATAAAGGCTTACTATGTAAGCTAAAAGACAACTAACCATTAGATTTGTATAAACTAATCAGTTGATATGTTATGAGCATAAAACGTTTTATCTTGGATTCGTTGAAAACCAAATTTGCTGGGATAGACGAAAAAGTATTAAACAGGATAGCGGCCATTGCCGTGAAAACTGTAAAAAGTGAAGAGGAAGCCAAAACTTATGTTGAGGAACTTACTCTACAACAGGTTATTGATAGCTACGCCGACAGCCGGACAACTGACGCACAGGAGAAGGCTATAAAAAGCTACGAAGAAAAATTTGGTCTGAAAGACGGCAAGAAAGCCAATTCGACGGAAGAACCCGGAGGTGAAGGGGGCGAAGGCGGAAATGGTAATGCTGCTGGTACTGATGACGGAAAGAATGGCGGTGAAGTTAAAGGTGGCGAAAAGGTTCCCGACTATGTAAAATCATTATTCGGAAAGATTGACGCACTTACTAACGAGGTTACAACCTTGAAAGCCGGGAAGGTAGCAGATACCCGCAAAAGCACTTTGGAAGCACTATTGAAAGACGCTCCCGAAAAAACCCGTAACACTTTCATGAAGAACTTTAACCGTATGCAGTTTAAGGATGATGCAGACTTTGAAGAATGGGTTGAGGAAATCACTCCCGACATCGAAGAAGCAACAACCAGCCAAGCTGCAAGTGAGGGCGTTGTAGGCAGACCAAAAAGCGGTGCTTCAACCGGGAAAGAAGGCCAAGCCAATTCCTTTGTTCAAGCTCGCGTAAACGCAAGAAAGGCCGAAACGGTTGCCCCGGCCATTGTTGGGCTACCAAAAACAAGTGAGTAGTAATGAAAGATAGATTTTCTTACAACGGAGCTGAAACGGCTGACCCGATTCGCATTGAACAGGTCTATGCTGAAAAGCCGGGCGGCGGTCTTGTCGTTGAACCGGGCTTTGATGCTCCCGAAACTACTGCGGTAGGCTTGAATGCTAACGGAAAGTTGGCTGTAATCAAGTCATATCGTTTGCTATCCGCTGTTGCTGTTGCCGACACGACAATCAATATTGCCAAAGGTAGTGGTATTGTCGTTGGCGATGCTTTGGGCTACGGAAAGAAGGCCGTTGCCTGTACTGCGGTAGATTCTTCTGCTGCTGACAAAGATGTTGTGACGGTTGAAATGGGTGTTGCCATTAAAGCCGGTGAAAGTCTTTTTCAAGCAAAGGCGGCTTCTGCTTCTGCTGCTACACCTATTTATACACCTGATTACATTCTTGGAAACAAGATTTTCGGGGGTAAAGGTGAACAGCCAGTGCGCTTGATTAATGGCGCAAATGTGAGAAAAGAAACGGCTTGTATCGGTAAAGATATTGAAGCCTTGTTACCAACTATTAAACGTGTATAACTATGGGACAAATGAATGCTCCTTTGTTTGAAATTGACCAGCCCGGTTTGACGCTGGAAGTCAATTCATACGTGCCCGGCTTAGGGCTTGCATGGCCGCAACTTTTTCCGCTGAAATATACACCCAAATTCGACCTTAAAGGCATTGAGGGTGACGAAGGTATTCCGGTGTCAGCCGATCGCGTAGCCTTCAATACAAAGGCTCCGAAGAAAACCCGCAAAAAGGTTGGTTCTTGGAGTGGAACGTTGGGTAAGATTGAAATTTCACGCGAGAAAGACGAAATTCAAATCAACGAGTACAACGATTTACAGGCTATTGCTGCCGCCAGCGATGACCCAGCAACTGCCCAGCATTTGGTTGATCTTGCTTACGATGACATTAAGTTTTGTGCTGACGGTATGGATTACCGTGTAGAAATCGACGCAATGCGTATCGGTTCACGTGGTAAGCAGGTTCTTACTGCCAAGATTGACGGCGATATGGCAGAACAGGACGAAATCAATTTCAATGTACCAACAGAAAACTTCATTGGTGCATCTGTAAAATGGGATAACGCCGATACTGCTGACGGTTTGGCTGACATCATGAAAGGTCAAAAGATCGTAGCCAAGAAAGGTGGTAGAAAACCGCAGTATGCAATTATGGAACAAGCCGGATTCGACTTGCTATGTGCGCAGAAAAAGACTATCAAGCGTGTTGCTGGTGTAGTAATGAAAGCCGTAGGTCTTGAAAGTATTGACGATGTAGATGTTGATACAATCAACCGCTATATGCGCAAGAAAAAGGCTCCGCAGATTCTTATTATCGACACCTATGCTACTATTGAGCATAAAGACGGTAGTCAAGAAACAATCAAGCCTTGGAATGAGAATGTATGTACGCTTTCCGCAGAACCGCGCTTGGGTTACACATATTTCAAGCCTGTTCCAACGCTGAAAGCAACAGACGCTTTGCAAACGCAGGGTTCTTACTACAAGATGACGGTTTACTCTGACGTGAACCCGATGCTTGAAGTTACTATGTCAGAGGCTTATGTACAGCCCGCTTTGACTGGAAGAAAGTCATTGGTGTTCATCAACACAATGGCAACTACTTGGAACGACGGCGATGCCGCCTAAAAAGTGAGCTATGGGAACTATTTCTAAATCATTGAAAAGTCTATCCAGCTATCCAATTCCTTCGGCTACCATTGAAGAAGTGGCCGAAGAATTGGGACTGAACCCGTCTGATGATGTTACACCCGGTATTCGGAATAGCAATAAATTCAAATTGGCGAAAGCTGGAATTTATGATTTTCTTTCCGAAGCTCCGAATATATCGCAGGCTGGTATTTCATACAACTTTTCCGATGGTGAAAGAAAACGCTTTAAGGCAAAGGCTGATTCAATTCGTAATGAGTTGGATTACAACAATCAAGACGCATACGGTTATCAAGGAGAAGATTTATGATAATTGCTAACGGAACATTGCAGATCGTAGAAAAGACAGGTGGCGGGTATAAAAACGGTAACCCGGTAAAAGTCCAGGAAGTTCTTTGCGAACCCATTCCCTGCAACTTCACTACGAATAAGAATGACCACTTAGGCAGATACGAAGGCGGGACATTTACCCGCGCAAAATTTGTGATTCTGATTGATATGCAGGATTTCAATGCTGAATATGTGATACTGAATACAATTCGCGGTATAAAGATTGGCAAATTTCGTGTGCAAGACATACAATTCCTTGATGTCGTTGAGAATGTAAAGATAACAGTTGAATAAGGATATGCCGATACAGAGGAACTCACCGAAGGGACAATTTGGCCGCTATATTGAAAAGTGCATCCAGTTTAAAATAGCTGCTTTGATACAGATGCTCAATTATGTTGGTCTTGAATGTGTACGAGAAGCGAGAACCAAGCGAAGGTACACCGATCAAACGGGAAACTTGCGAAGTTCAACCGGATATTGTGTTCTCTACGACGGCGTTGTTGTTCATCAAAGCGGTTTTGAAACCGTAAAACCGACTGCAACACAGGGGGCAGCTTCCGGCAAGGAATTGATGAATAATTTGATTGCGCAAAATTCGTCGGGCATTGTATTGATTGTTGTCGCTGGTATGAACTATGCGGCCTATGTAGAAGCTAAAGGGCTGAACGTCCTTGATTCTTCTGAAATTATGGCTAAAAAGTTGATACGCAAAACTTTAAAACGATTAGGATTTAAGTAATGGGAAAGAAGAACGCATTGAAGATTGAGGATGATATTTACAACGCACTTGTAGATGTTTTTCCCGGCATTATCAGCGGAACCCTCTACAAAGAAGGTACAAGGCCGATTGATGCAACAACCGAAGATGCTGTAATCATCGTTTCCGGCGGTGATGCTGAACAAGTTCAAACCGGGCGTGCCCATATTAATATCTATGTCTCGAACATTGATAATGGTAGCGGGAATTTGGTAGCAGATAAAGACCGTTTGACTGAATTGTCGAATTACGACGAAACCATTGTAGAAGTCCTAAACAATGCCCTCTTTGCTGAATATACTTTTCGCCTCTATAAGATGACAGAAGCCTTCCCGGAAGTGGATATAAATCAGCACTTTGTAAATGTGAATTTAGAATTTGAAAGAATAACCTTTTAAAATAAAGATTATGGCTAATAAGAAAAAAATCATGGCTTGGTCTGAATGTACCATTGAAATCGGTAAAACAGGCGCAGATGATGCTATGGCCGCATCTCTTACAAGCATAGGAACGATTAAAGATAAATCGTCCACGTTGGAGCCTTCCGACGGTGATACGCTCGAAGCAAAGGCAAGCGGTGGTAAAACCGTAGCAAAAGAGCAGTTGGAAGGTGGGTTTGTCCTTAAAACTCGCGTAATTGAACCGGATGATGAACTATTGACAACTCTTGGCCTTGGTGCTGTTTCCGGTGAAGATTTCAATGTAAAAACCCACGTTGTAGATGGTGATTTTTCTGTGCGAGTAACCCCCAAGAATGTGGGGGCAAAAGGAATTAAAGCCCCACTGACAAACATCAGTTACAAGCCCGGTTGGTCGGAGGAAGAAGGTAACTACGCAGATATTGAATTTGAAATCTTGAAAGGCGCAACGGATGTGTGGTATTCAAGGTTCAAAAAAAAAAATAAGCTGACGGTTGCGCCTACTTCATTAGACTTCACGAAGGCGGCAGATACAACAGGGAAAACCATAACCGCAACATCAACAGGAGCCGTTACAGCCAAGTCCTCTGCAAGCTGGTGTACGGTTACGGTTGCCTCTAAAGTTGTAACGGTCAAAGTAACGGCCAATTCAGGTGTCGAACGTGCTGCAGAAATAACAGTTTCAGCAGATGACAAAGAAACCATTGTTCCGGTTACGCAGGCCGGAGCGTAAAGGTTGGGCTTTCGTTCATCGGAGAGGACACACCCCACAAGGGTGAAAGCCGGGTTCGACTCCCGGAAGCTCACTAATTTTTAAACTCAAATTCCATGAATACAGTTGAAAAGCAAGTTTCCGATGCAGTTTTGCAGGAACCTTTAAAAATAACATTGGGCGGTAAGGCTTACACCGTTGCCCGTCCTTCTGCTGGTACTATCATTGAGGTGTCTAAACTCATTTCAGCCTTGCCTATTGCTCCTTTTATCGAAGGTGAGCAAGAAGTTTTTACTTATGTTCTTGCCTACGCTAAAGATTGCGAAGTTATCGGCGATATTGCCGCAACGTTGATACTTGGTAAAAAGAATCTTATTACCACAAAAGAAATCATTACCAAACGCTTTTTCGGCCTTTACAAAAAGGTTGAGACGATCGAAGTAGACAGCCGCGTATTGCTTGCCAAGGAATTACTTGAAAACTGCACTAATGAGGAACTTTTAAGCCTTATCAAACAAACGCTTGAAATGCAACACATTGCTTTTTTTTTCAGCATTATAACTTCCCTAAACGAAGCGAACATACTGCGAAAGACAAAGGAAAAAGCGAGCTAAACGATAGTATTTGGGCGGTCATTCTTGGAATGTCTAAAAATCTTGGTTTAACACCGGATTATATTCTGAATGAACTAAGCTACGAAAACTTAATCATGTACGGTTATTCCCTTCCAAGTTATGATACAGGAAGCGAGGCGGAAGAATGGGACGATAGTATTGACGCTAACAACCCGGATAATTTCAACGATTTAGAGGACGAAGAAGAAGAAGTAAGATGAACACTGATAACGGAAAAGAAAGTTATTCCCTTGGGCTTGACATAAATCAGATGCTCCAAGATGCGCAAAAAGCGCAGGACGCTTTTCATGCTATTGCCGAAAAAGCTATTATTGAAGGTGATAGGATTGATAAGGCTTTTCACTCTATCGGTAAAACTCCTGTTGAGGTTCCGCAAATTGACAGACCGCTTCATGATGTAGCTGATAAAGTTGTTAATGAAGGCAACAAAATTGATAAAGCCCTTCATGATGTCGGGCAATCTTCTTCGCAAGTAAGGAAGGTTGATGACGCGATGCAGACCACCGGGAACAAAGTTGTATCAGAGACAAAGAAGGTCAATAATGCCTTTAAATCAATGAGTAACAACATCACTTCTGAAAGTTCCAAAATAGACAAAACACTTCGTACTATTGGTGCTGGGGTTGCCGGATATTTCACTATTGGAGCATTAAAAGACTTTGGGAAAGCTGTTATAAATGCCCGTGGCGAAATTGAGAGCTTTCAAATATCTTTTGATACACTGATCGGAAATAAAGACAAGGCCACCGCCTTCTTCGCAGAACTGAAAGATTTTGCCGTTAAAACTCCGTTGTTGTTGAACGATCTTGCCAAAGGCGGTCAATTACTTCTTGGCTTCGGTGTTGATTTAGATAAGGTTATGCCAACCTTGAAACAGATAGGTGATATTTCAATGGGAAATGCAGACCGTTTCAATTCGCTTACTCTTGCTTTCGCCCAGATGTCTGCTACGGGCAAACTTATGGGACAAGACCTTTTGCAAATGGTAAATGCCGGGTTCAATCCACTTAAAACCATGTCTGAAACTACCGGAAAGTCAATGGAAACTCTCAAAGACGAAATGTCAAAAGGGGCAATTTCTGCTGATATGGTTGCCAAGGCTTTTGAAGATGCAACCGCGAAAGGTGGTAAGTTCAACGGTATGTTGGAAAAGCAAAGCAAGGGTATAAAAGGTAGCATTTCTAATTTGGAAGGGGCTATACAGGACGCTCTTAATGACATGGGAGAAAAGGGACAGGGAATCATTACCGAAGGCATTTCACTTGCTACAACCGCAGTTCAGAATTACGAAAAACTTGGTAGTATTCTTGCCGGTATGATCGCAACTTATGGAATGTATAAAGTGGCCGTTATCCTGGCAACCGAAGCTGAAAAGGGTTATACTGTTGCTCAAACTCTTAATTATAAAGTTCTTCTTCTTGCGGAGAAGGCTCAAAAGTTACTCAATGCAACAATGCTTGCCAATCCTTATGTTCTTGCGGCTGTTGCCTTGGGTGCAATCATTACGGCAGCATGGGCGTTTCATGATTCTACAACCGCCGGAGAACGGGCACAAGCTCGCTTCAACGAGAAGCAGAGAGAAGCGGCAGAGGCCGAAGATAAGCGCAGACAAGAAGTTGATCGCCTTGTCAGTTCTTCCCGTGATGCAGCTTTGTCCGATCTTCAACGTGGCCAGAGTTTAGCAGCATTGAGAAAAGAATATCCGAAGATTTTCGCACAGTACGACATTGAAACAATAAAGCTGGCCGATATTCTTAAACTCAAACGGCAAATCAATGCCGAAGATGATTTGCGGGCACGAGTAAAAGAGAAAACAGATTTTGTCCTGATTGAAAAGGAAATTCAAAAGTACGAAGCCATTGTAAAGGCCAATCCCGGCGCAAATGGCGGCTATGTTAAGAGATTGCAAGAACTTCGTGCCGTTCGTGATGCCATGCTGGAAAAGCGCGGGGAAAACATTTCTGAACAATTTCTTTCCGGTATGAAAGACGTAAATGCAGATGAATTACAGCATTATATTGACGTTCTCAATAAGAAGATAAGCAGCTTGGGAGATAATGCCAAAGTGAAGATGAAGTTGCCTATTGATGTTAAAGGAACACTTTCTGACGAAGCTATATATGATGTTAAAACCATACGTTCCCTTATAGAATCGGTTAGCACCACAAGAAACAAGAAACTCAACCCGGAAAAGGTTGAAATGTACGGAGAGGCATATAATAAAGCAAAGGAAGAATGGGAAGCTGCAAAGGCTGGACTTGAAGCGATCGAGAAAGACAGAGACAAGTTCTCAAAAAAGCAATACGAAGCTGCTAAAACCCGCAAGGAAACGGCAAAGAAGGCTTACGAAAAGTTAGGTGGTAAAACTGAAAAAGCACTAAAAAAAGAGGAAACCGAAGCCCAAAAGAAGCAGAGAGAAGCCAACGAATTGAAGGTTGAGCAAGCCGAACGCCAGCAAAAGATTGATGAATATGACAAAGAACGCGCTAATCAGGAAAAGCAATCGGAATTTGATATTCGCCAATCCCGTATTGACGGAATGAAAGAAGGCTTTGAAAAGGAAAAAGCCCAAATTGACCTAACTTATGACAGGCTGATCGAAGCAAACAGACTTCGCCAAGAACAATGGGTGAAAGAACTGAAAGACAAGGAGAAAGAGGAATGGATAAACCAAAATCCCGATTACAAGAAAGAAGGTAAAATTTTTAATCCTTCTTCCACTGTGGCCGATTTGTCCGCCGGACAACAGAAGCAGTTAAAGGAATATACCGACGTTGCCAACGAATATCAAAAAAAGGCCAATGATAAGTTGCTCAAAGACTTATTCGACAAATACAAAAATTATGAGCAACGCCGTACTGATATTAATAAGCAATATGATGCTGAACGGAAAGCCATTGAGAATGGAAAAACGGCTGACGGAAAAGATGTTTCTCAAGACGTGAAAGATGCAGCTATAATTGAGCTTGAAAAGAAGCGCAAGGAGGCAATCAAAGGTGTAAATGATGAAGAGGTTGCGACAATGCAAAAATCGTCAGATTTGCTTGTTAAATTGTTCGAGGATGCATCTAATAAGTCTGTGTCAGAGATAAATAAAATTGTGTCTGAAACCGAACAGATGATGTCTTATCTTTCAAAGACAAAGGCCGAAGATATTACACCTAAATTTGGCTTCACTGCCGAACAATTAAAGACATTGAAAGCGTCACCGGAACAGATAAAAGCAATACAGAAGGCTGTAAATGAACTGTATTCTGCTGGTGTTAAAAGGAACCCGTTTTCTGCTTTAATAAAAGGCATCAAAGACCTGTTTAAATCCGGCGAAGATGACGGGAACAAATCAACCGAAGCGAAACTTGCTAAAATTGGCGAGGCTGCTGCTGAATCTGCCGACTTGGTGGGTAATATGGCCGGAAGTCTTTCCGACATGTTTGAAGCTATGGGGAATAACGGAGCCGCCGAAGCTATGGACACAGTTCAAAATGTAATGAGTGCTGTTTCAAACATCGGTGAGGGTTTCGCTAAGGGAGGCATTGTCGGCGGTATCGCTGCCGCAGTAGGCGAAGCCGCAAATTTCATCGGGAAGGCTTTCGCGGCGGAAGCTCGACACCAAGCCGCATTGAAGGAAATAATGAAAGAAACTATTTCCCAGCAACGCGCATACAATCTTTTGCTTTTACAGCAAAATTTGGAGTACGAGAAAGCAACAACCATTTTCGGCACCGATGCATACGGTAAGGCTTCTAATGCCATTAAGGTTCTGAAAGATGCAACAGCAGACCTTAACAAAGAACTTGCAGGAACATACGAACAAAAAAAAGAGCAAAGTAAAACAAGTTTCCTTCAAAGGTATTTTGGTGTAAAGGATGCAAATGCAGCTTTAAAACAAGCGTATGCCGGTTTAGCTGATATTGAAATAAAAACCGGACACAAAAAAACCGGGCTTTTTGGGTGGGGAAAAGGGAAGGACATTTATTCATCCATTTTAAGTGTTTACCCGGAATTAATAGACCAAAACGGAAAGTTTAATGCTTCACTTGCTGAAACGATCATAAGCACCCGCACGATGTCCGACGAAGACAAGGCGGCGTTGCAGAACATGATTGATCTATCCAAACAGGCCGAAGAAGCATTGCAGGCTGTAAAAGATTACTTAACTGACATCTTCGGGGAATTGGGTAACACAATGAGCGATGCCCTTGTAGATGCATTTAAGAACGGAACTGATGCAGGGGAAGCCTTCTATAAAAGCGTTTCTTCTATGCTTGAAAAACTTGCCAAGGAAATGATTTATACTGTTACCATTGCACCGTATATCGAGAAAGCACAGGAACAGATGCTTGACGTAATGCAGAACGATAGTTTGACTGATGAACAGAAATTCAACAACTACATATCAATCCTTGACGGTCTTACAAGTGGGGTTCTTTCCCAGCAAGATACCTACAATGCCCTTTTGAAAAAGTACAAAGAAATGGCAGCGGAAAAAGGTATTGATATTTTCCAACCGGACGAAGAAGAACGGAAAGCAAGTTCAAAAACCGGAATAACCGCATCGCAAGATAGCATTGACGATATGAGCGGACGTATAACCACCATACAGGGGCATACGTACACCATGAATGAAAATATAAAGGTTCTTGTTACTGTGAGTTCACAAGCACTTGAAAAGCTGACAAGTATTGATAAGAACACCAAGGACTTATGCGATAAGACGGATAAAGTCATAGAGCAAAACGATTCAATCAAAAGAGAGGTAAGTAATATAAATACAAGAGGTGTATTCATGAAAAAACAATAGGACTATGAAAGGAAAGTTTTATATAGACGGAAAAGATGCTTTTGTAGCGTATGGCCTATTTGTAGCCAACAACGGCTATAATGGGTTGATTGCTTTCCCCAGCTTTAAAGAGCTTGACGAAAATAATTGGCCGGAGCAAGACGGAACCGAAGTTGATTTGTCATCGCCTGTTCTAAACGCCTTGGAATTTAGCATTAATTTCTATTCCTGCGATTACTTCAAGACAATGGACTTTATTTCCTTAATCTCTGACGGTTCCTATCATGAATACAATTTTGTTGAAGCAGGATGCACCCGGAAGTTACGTTTGGTTTCCAATCCCAGCAAGAAGATACACCGGAACATGGAAACGTTTTCTCTGTCTTTTTCTGATGATTTTCCAATGGAAGGGTACGAGTATTTGAAACCAATATTTGACGGCGGAATACCACCACAGGAAGATTACGAAATTGACGGAAAGTTATTATCTGAATATGGCGTTTTCGTCTTGGACGGTTCGGATGCAGAAATAACCAAAATGCCTTCTGTAAAAAAGAACCTTTTGGTTGATATTCCCAGTCAATCGGGTGTAACCTATGACGGCAAAGAAGTCGTGTTTGAAAAGAAGGATGTTGCATTGAAATGCTGGATGCGTTGCAATGATGTTACAACCATGTGGCGCAACCTTAATTCTTTGGTTTACGACCTGATTACGCCAACCAGCAAGACCGATAAAGAAGGGTATGAGTATTTGGACGCGGAACGGAGCCTGTATGTTGAAAGTTTGGGCGAGGAATACCCTTGCTATTTCAATGGTCTTTCTGCTTCTAAATTTCAGCTATTATCCAACGATCGCGTTTGGCTTGAATTTACCTTAACATTGACTTTTACTTCTTTCCGGGTGAACGGTGTTGAATACCTTCTTGCTACGGAGGCAGGCGAATTGATAGTGACAGAGGACGGTGAGTATTATATAGATTTGAAAGATTATGCCAATTAAAAAGAAGAAAATCAGCGAATTAACGCTTGCTGATAGCATGGTAGGATTGTACACTATTGGCGTTAAAATGGTAAATGGTGTACAGACAAGCGTCAAAGTAAGCCTTGAATTTATCAAGAAGGCTTATGATGATGTAGTTGCAGCAACGAAGAAGGCCAATGAGGCAGCAACGGCGGCGGATAACTCCCGGAAGCAAATAGAGGAAAACGAAAGCACCCGACAAAGTAATGAAACAAACCGTGTCGATGCAGAAAAAAAACGCGCTTCCGCCGAAGCTGCCCGCGTAACCGTTGAGAAAGCCCGCGTGACTGCTGAAACTGCACGTGCTACGGCGGAAACTGCACGTACCAAGGCGGAAACTTCTCGTGCTTCTTCTGAAACAAACCGTGTAAATGCAGAAAAAGAGCGGGTTTCTGCCGAAACAGCACGGGCGAAAGCGGAAACAACGCGCGTTGATGTGGAGAAAACCCGTGTCAGTGAATTTACCACTATCAAGAAAAATGCAGAGACGGCAACCGGGAACGCCAATACGCAAGCAAGCCGGGCGAAGGAACAAGCGGACAACCCACCGAAAATGGGCGATAACGGTAATTGGTGGAAATGGGATGAAAGCAAGAAAGCCTATGTTGATACGGGTGTTTTAGCAAAAGGCGGTGTTATTTACCCAACTTTCGCGATCGAAGATGATATGTTCCTGTATATGAGTTTTGAGGACGAAGTAAGCCCGCAGCTTATCAAATTTGACCCTGTGACCGGAGAACTTTTTTTGAATATTGGATAATTAAAATATTACGATTATGACAAAAATTCCATTAGGCAAAGTTGCCTTTACAGACAAGGGAAGTTATTCGAGTACAGTCAAATATGCTCGCCTTGACTTCATCGTAACAGATGATAGTTGTTACCTATCATTGAAGGACGAAAACACCGGGCACGCCATAACTGAAACGGCTTGGTGGCGTTGTATCGCGAAAGGTTCGCAAGCAACCGAAGCCGCCGTAAAAGCATTGGACGCAACTAACAAGGCGTTGGAAGCGGTCAAGAAGGCCGAAGCTGCCGTTGTTCAAGCCACACAACAGGCCGCAAATGCAAGTTCAGCCGCCGAAAGTGCTAATACTGCCACCGAACTCGCAAACAGTCTCATTGCCAATACTGAAACGGAGCTTTCCACACTTCGCGACCTGCTTTCGGAAGTAAGAACCGCAACGAAAACCGCGCAAGATGCTTATGACCTTGTTTCCAAGATTAATGGCGTTGATGTATTTGCAGGAATACCAGCAACCCTTGTAGTGGAGGAAACGATAAACGCTGTTGTAGGTTCTTCGCCTATCATTGCAAAAGAGCTATTTCCAAAGACAGCCAATCAGAGCGTCATTTTCCAGCTTTCATCCGGGAAAGGTTCAGTTACACCGGACGGCGTTGTATCATCGCCTACAGAGGCCGGAAATACGGTTATCAACGTGATTTCAACTATATCATCAGCACTTTGGAAACAAGTAACGGTGAAGTTTAGGGCACTTCAAGCCCGAACAACGGAGGACGGAACAGCCCGGACAGCAGAGGACGGGACAGCAATAGTATGTTAAACTTTTAAATATCAATGTAATATGAAGATTTCAGAAATGCAATTAGTAACCACCTTGACAGGTGAAGAATGTATTGAAATAGTACAGAATGGTGTTTCTAAACGTTGCACCCTTGAACAGATCGCAGCAGCCCAACCGGATAGTAACGGTATTTACCCAGATGTTCCTTTAAATCGTGTTACTCTGAAACGATTTAGTGGGCAGACAAGCCCAACACCTGTTATTACTGATAATTTAGGAATGATTGATGCTATTGCAGCAACGGCCTACCCGGTGTTGATTGACCGCAATAGTAATATTGTGGCCTACTTGAATGGGAATAATGTTGCAAAGACGGCTGACGGCCTGACGGCTACACTTGACGATTGGACTTTACAAGCCATGTTACGGTGTGGCGGTTTTTACCGGAAGTATGAATACAACGCATCTACCAATGAGAAAATTTTCAAGTTCTCAACGAAGAAGGTGAGGGGCTACAAGTATGTCCGTCGCCGTTTTCTCAACCTTTTCGGCGGAACCGTAGAAACGCAAGATAGTAAACCTATGCTTTTATCCAATGCAAATAAATGGACTAAGCAAAGTTACAGTTTGACACAGTATCATCAGTATGCAAAAAATCTTGGTGATAATTTCCGGGAAATAGCAACACAAGATCGAGAAGTGTATAGAATGTATTTTTGGCTCTTGGAAAAAACTTTCAATTCTCAAAGTCTTTATGCAGGCATATCGACAGTTAGTTGGGATTGGTGGGGCAAATTTACGCAGGCCGACAATGGCGGTCAGTCCTCTTATGCCCAATTCCACAAGACGGGTGAAACAATGAGCATTTCCGGTCATAAAGGAGAAAAAAGTATCAATGTAACTAACTCTGCCGGAACACAAGTTACAGTTAAACCATGCAAATGGTTATGGCGTGAAAATATGCTTTCGGGGCCATATTGGATATGGGAAACCGGATATTTGAAGAAGGACGGCACTTGGTATCGCTGCAAAGACCTTTCAAAGATTGCCTTCACCGTTACCGCAGACTATGAAGCCATTTGCACGGAACCCGCTGTACAATCAGGGTATTCAGATGGTGGCTATATTCTCGAAGATTTTGAAGATACTTTGATACCTACCATGTTGGGCGGTTCAAGTACAACCGGACATTGCGATAGGTTTTGGCGTGTTGCTTCTCCCGGTGTTGGTACGGTCTATATTCCCGCTGGTGTTGGTAGTGCGAACTTCGGTGCCGTACTTGGTGTGTCGGTTTTGTACTCGAACCTCGTTGCCTCGAACTCGTCCGCGACCTGCGGGGGTGCCCTTGCTTCCGATGACCCGACCGACACGACACCCGACGGCTCGGTAGTGGCGTAACGAAGTGAAGCAAAATCGGTCTTGGAAATCGGAAAACCGAATGAATTGAAATCGAAATCGGGGCGGCTTGCCCGTCCCGTGGGCTTTGCTCTCAACTCCCGCTGGTGTTGGTAGTGCGAACAACGGTGCCGAACTTGGTGTGTCGGTTTTGAACTCGAACAACGTTGCCTCGAACTCGAACGCGAACTACGGGGGTGCCCTAACTCCTAAATGCTTTGTAGCAGCGAAGTAAAAATATTAAGTAAAAAAGAAATTTCTCGGAGAGCAAGTGGCCTCACTAATTGCAGGGAATTTTCCCTGCCGCCCGGATAGGATTTTAAACACGAAAGGCGAGTGAAATATGCTACATAATTGGCCGGTTAGTAGCGGATAGAAGCAATTGTAAGCACAGTATGAAAACCGTCCATTCAGAAGGAAGCAACTTTCTGTAAAACACATTGAAATGTTATGAGTAAAAGAACATTTGTCGATTTAAAGGAGATAGCGAGTTTTAACAGCCTGTACAATGCTTGGCGTTTGTGCAGTATGGGCGACGGTAAAGACGAACGCAGAGATGTTATTGATTTTGGTAATAATTTAACAGCAAACCTAAAGAGCTTGCGCAAGCGGCTACTTGATGAAACTTGGATTCCTGATGCTGGCCGCAATTTTTGGCTATATACAGAGAAGAAATGGCGGCAAATTCATACTGTTGGAATTGAAGATAGGATTGTACATCAAGCATTAGTTTATCATTTCTCCCTTCATCGGAGATTTATAAACCGGACGTTTGGAAGCATTAAAGGCAGGGGAACACTAAAGGCCAATAAACAAGTCCGTAGAGACTTGCACAGAAGCGGTTTTAAGTATGTTATCAAGCTGGATGCAAAAAAGTATTATCCTAACATCAACAAACACAAGTTGATTGAGCTTGTACGCGGAAAATATAAAGGTGAAGCGGCTTTACGATTATTTGAGAAAGTAATAAAGAGCTATCAGCCGGAAAGTGAACTTGGTGTTTCTATCGGGGCTTTGACCTCGCAGAACAACGGCAACTTTTACTTGACGCCTTTTGACTATTTCGTTCTGCAGATACTTGGCGTGAAATACTTCGCCCGTTATGTGGATGATATGGTTATTATCTGCGAAAACAAGAAGAAGGCAGCAGAATGGATTCCAAAAATGAAAGATTTTGCGGCTCAATTTGGCATTATTTTCGGGAAAATAGAAGTATTTCCCATAGACGCCCGACGAATTGATTTTTGCGGATATGCAATCAGTAAAAACAACGTCCGATTGCGGAAAACAACGGCAATGCGATTTGTTCGTAAACTTAACGATTTTGATAAGCGTCCGGCTATTAATGGAATGTATGAAAGAAACAGCGTTTGCAGCTATTTAGGAATGTTGAAGTATTGTGATAGTAATAACCTTTTAAAACAATTAAAAAATGAACACAGTGAAGTTTTTAGGCGTATCGACAGATATGCCAAGGGAAAAAGAAGTAAAGACAATGAAATTGCCTGTACCTCAACCGGGAATAGACGAATACAGAAGGTTCTACAATCATCGCGAAGTAGAACAGGAAGAAACAGCAGAGGACAACGAGCAACGCGCTATCGTGGCCGTCCCATGTGCTGATTTTGTTGCTGTACAAGCAGACCATGAACCGACTGTTGAAGAATGGAGAACTGTTTTATCTGAGAATGGATTTACTGATGAACAAATTGACGTAATTCTTGCAGGTGAGTAATGCCAAAGATTAGTTCTATTTCCGTAAAATATAGGGGCGGCTTTCGCGGCTCCTATATTGATATTTCCCAGCTTATTGACAAGCGGGTGAAACTTGATGTTCTCGACTTTAAAAAGGAAGAAAAGAGTAACGTCAGAAACTGCGAATTTTATTGCCGTATGCAGTTGCGCATTTCGGGTGTTTTATGCGTAACGTGGCATTCTTCGGAAGTCTTAACACATTTCCTTGAAGATTGCCGCGAACACCAGCAGGAAACCGGAGAAGTTGTATTCCCGATCGAATGTTGTATGTTTTCTGTTGGCGATGATAGGGCTTATTATTTGATTGACGCTCCGGGCGATGCTTTTGAACCAAACGAAAAAGAACTTGAAAAAATGTTTGATAAGGCACGCCGGAATAAAAGGTAACAACTATGATTACGCTGTACAATGGAAATCAAGAAATAGTTCTTCCGGTAACGGATGATAGCTATTCATTTAACGCTGTAATGGGTGAAAACAGCTTAACGCTGTATTTTTCTTCGGAAAAGTACTTTGAAATCCCAATAGGTTCATATTGCATTTTTGGAGGAGAACGTTATTCATTAAAAAAGGATAGCAATTTCACGAAGCAAGGAACCCGCAATTTTGAATATACTTTGCTATTGGAAACAGATCAAGCAGATTTGAAATTATGGAAGATTCGGAACCCGGTTGATAATCGGATTAAATTTTCATATACTGCAACGCCTCGTGAACACTTGGAATTGTTTGTAGCAAATGCCAATCGCCGTAGTAGTGGTTGGAGCGTGGGCGAATGCATCGAAGGTAAGGAAGTGACCTTTGAATATAATCATACCTATATTTTTGACGGTCTGAATGACTTTGCCAGCCAATTAGGTACAGAATGGCAGATAACCAATAAAACGGTTCACTTGCGCAAAGTTGAGTATAATAAAGGCAATCCGCTTGTTCTTTCATACGGAAAAGGAAACGGGTTTAAAACAGGCGTTGGACGTGAAACGGGCGATGTCCCGGTTGAAATTCTCTTGGTACAGGGTACAGATAAAAATATTGATTTTAGCAAATACGGAAGTAAAGAACTTCTTTTGCCAAAGTCTCAAACACTCGATTACGAAGGACGAACTTATATAACTTCCGCTGACGGTCTTTCTGTTATGAACGCAAATAAATCACTTTCGACCGCGCATGAGGATAGTTTAGACTGTTCAGAGATTTATCCCAGCCGCGAAGGTACTGTTGAAAGCATTATTGAAGTTGATGCAGATAAAAACTTTTATGATTTTATTGATAGTTCCATACCAGATGATCTTAACTTTGAAGATTACTTGATTGAAGGGGAAAATATGACTATCATCTTCCAAACTGGTATGCTTGCAGGGCGTGGCGAGTTTGAAGTGAAATACTATCATAAACCAAAGACGGTTGCAGGAAAGGAAAAGGCCGGAAAACGTTTTGAGATTGTCCCGCAAGAAATAGACGGTATAACTATGCCCGACGGTGTAACATTTACCCCACAGCCAGGCGATACGTATGCAGTATTTGGCATCCAATTACCTGATGCTTATATTTGCGATAATGCCACGAAAACAGGTGCAAGCTGGAATATGTTCAGAGAGGCCGCAAAGTATCTTTATGAGCATGAAGATAAAACATTTGTTTTCACCGGAACCCTTGACGGTATTTGGGCAAAAAAACGCTGGTTACAAATAGGTGGAAAGATTATCTTGGGTGGCTATGTTTTATTCTCCGATGAACAATTTATGCCGGAAGGCTCTTTAATCCGTATCACCGGAGTAAAGCGATATGTAAACAAACCATACATGCCGGAAATTGAGCTTTCAAATACAACGTCCGGCGGTTCTATTTCCAGCGATTTGAATAAACCGGGGCAAAACGAAGTTGTTATTGATGACAAGTACAAAGATTCTTTGAGATTTACCAAACGTAGGTTCCGGGATGCAAAGGAAACTATGCGGATGCTCGAAGATGCGTTGTTGAATTTTTCGGGTGCAATCAATCCGATCGCAATTCAAACGATGCAATTGTTGGTTGGCGATGAAAGTTTGCAGTTCCGTTTTGTCTTTTCCAAGGCAAACCCGGTACAAGTTTCTCATAATATAACCTATGATGCAATAACAAGAGTATTGCACGTTCCTTCCGGCCTTATTCAACACATGACGCTTGATATTAAAATTCTTTCTTCTTCTCATAAGACGAATGAATATAAGTTTTGGCAGATGGCCGAATACAATTCAGCATCATTAGTTGATGAAGGTGCAAAGTATTATTTATATGCCAAAGTAAGCAAGACAAGTGAAACAGGAACGTTCCTTTTGAGTGAAACCGCAATCAAAATGGAGCAAATAAGCGGCTATTATCATTTACTTGTTGGCGTATTAAATAGCGAGTATGACGGTACAAGAAGTTTTGTTGAGCTTTACGGGTTTACTGAAATCCTACCGGGAAGGGTAACGACAGAACGAATTGTTTCCCCAAGTGGAACAACTTATTTTGATCTTGTCAAAGAAGAAATTGGGGGAAAAATTAAGTTTGCTTCCGGTTCGTCCGGATTGGAAAACTTGGAAGAATGGGCAGAAGTGAGCAAGGATATTTCCGCCGCAAACGATTCAGCCAATAAAGCCAATGATGCAGTTAAGGACTTGAATAAGTATGTAGATGGAGCCTTTGCGGATGGCATCATAACCGAAGCCGAAGCGAAAGCAATTGAGAAGTACATTAATGTGGTGAAATCTGCCAAGGCCGATGTAGAGGCAACATATACTAAACTGTATGCAAATATTTATCTTATAGGCAAGCCAAAGACAAACTTGCTCAATGCAAAAGTTACATTCATGGGGGCTGTGGATGATTTGTTAAAAGCCATAAATGACGCAATTTCCGACAAAAAGACTACCGAAGCGGAAAAACAAAATGTTGATGCCAAATATACCGCTTTCAATTCTGCTTATTCCTCAATGTCCCAAGCGATAGAAGCTGCCAACAAAGCTATCCAAGACACCTTGAAAGGGTATTCAGATGAAGCCTTACAAGCTGCCAAGGATGCAGCCAAAGCCGCTGCCGATGCTGCGAACAGTGCAGGGGAAGCTAACGAAGCTATTGGCGTTTTAGGCGACTATGTGGACGGTGCATTTGCTGACGGGGTTATTGAAGAATCAGAGGCCAAGGCCATTGAGAAATATATCAATACCGTAAATGCGACGAAATCGGCAGTTGAAGCCACTTATAATAAATTGTATGCGAATGCTTATTTGTCCGGTACTCCGAAAACAAATTTACTCAATGCCAAAGTAACGCTTTTCGGTGCCATTAGTAACCTTATAACTTCGATCAATACAGCCATTAAGGACGGAAAAACAACAGCAGCAGAGAAGAAAGACGTTGATAGTAAGTTCTCAACATTCAATTCTGCATACGCCAGCTTTAATACAGCCGTAGAAGCTGCCAACAAAGCTATCCAAGACACCTTGAAAGGGTATTCAGATGAAGCCTATAATCACGCCGAAGGCATTTCACTGACTATAAAGGACAATGTTGCTAAAAATCTTGGTTATTATAACTTTGCAGCTTTGGAAAAAGCCGCTGCCGACGGGAAAACAATTATCAGTGGGGGAAAGATTAATACTTTATTAATAGAAGCTACTGCAATAGTTACTTCTCAACTCATAGCTAATATCATAAATACCAACGGCCTTATTGTTGGAAATAAAAGTATTCGCTTGAATAGTGACGGAAGCGGTTATTTAGCAAATGAAAATATTGAATGGAAGGCCAACGGAGATTTATATTACAAAGGCCGTATTAGAACACCATTCAAAGAATACACAGTTCCGGTCAATTCTAATTTGAGTATTCCTGATAGCCCTTTTTTTAATGCAGATGATTTTACAAAACCAAGTTTTGAAGAAAGTGGCGGAAACGTTGGAAGCTATGATCTTGAAATTGGTTCTAATAATATAATTCTAAATTATGGCGATATTGTTAGAAATCCAAGACAAATAAATCTCAAAGGTGAAGTTGAAGACGGGGACGAAATATCAGTTGTTGTTAATGGGCTATATAAAGACCAAACCAACCCCAGTTATGCAAAATGTACTTGGTTTGGTGTAAGGGTGAATAATGTTCTTATATATACAACAAAAGGCAGTTCCGGGTTACTTATATTGAGATATTGCAAGAGATTCAATAAATGGTTCAAAGCTGGCTATGATGCTTATATTAACTATTAGACAGTGATTTAATTAAATAAAGAGGGTTAATTACGCATTAAAAACGCTTCCATTGTAAGCGTTTATTGGTAGTTTTGAGGAAAAAAGTACAGAAATGGAATATTTTAAAAGTTTGATTATCGGATTGATAACTGGTGTAGCCGCTTATCTCAATCCAATTTCGGGGGAAATTAAAAGCCTTGTGGCAGTATTTGCCCTTAATTTTCTGTGTGGGCTGTTTGCAGCCTTACTTGTTAATCACGAAAGTTTTTCTTTCAAGAAGGCTTTTAGGTGTGTAGGTGAAGCCGCTATCTTTTTTATGCTTGTTTGCTGTATTTATTTTATAGGTGAGCATAAAGGGAATCCCAGCGGCGCATTGCAGTGCGTGTCATTCATCACGTATAGCGTATTCTATTTTTATGGTGTGAATATTCTCCGAAACATAAAAGAAATTCTACCCAATGAAAGTTTAGGCTTTAAAGTGGTAGCATTCCTTCACTATGTACTAAGTGTTGAGTTTATAAAAAACATACCATATCTAACAAACTATTTGAAAGGGCAAAATAATGGCTGATGTAATGAAACTTGTGCCGTTTATCCTGCAATGGGAAGGCGGTTTTGTCAATGACCCGGACGATTTAGGAGGTGCAACCAATCGCGGTGTAACTATTGGAACTTATGCAACCTATTGTAAAAAGAAAGGTTATCCAGCACCGACCGTTGAAAGATTGAAAAACCTTTCAGAGAAAGATTGGGCGGAAATCCTTAAAACGCTGTATTGGGACAGGTGGAAAGCTGACAATATTGTATCGCAATCGGTTGCGAACATTCTTGTTGATTGGGTTTGGGCTTCGGGGGTTAATGGTATTAAAATACCGCAACAAATTCTTGGCGTTGCTGCTGACGGAATTGTGGGAGCTAAAACGCTTGCGGCCTTGAATGCCCGAAATCCAAAGGAGTTGTTTGAGGAAATAAAAGTAGCCCGTATTCAGTTTATCGAGGATATATGCCGCAAACGCCCAGCAAACAATAAGTTCAAAAAAGGTTGGTTGAATCGTATTAATAATCTAAAGTATGTTGGATAAGTTTTTAAAGTTGATTGCATCATGCATTTTAAAATGTCCGTTGCAACTGTTGTTGTTCCTGGTTATCTTTTCTTCATGTGGTAGTCATAAGCTGGCGACAAAAAGCAATTCTTTCGAGCAAAGCAATGAACAAACGCAAATGACTGATACAACATCTGTAAAGCAGATCGAACAGTCAAAGGAAGAACAAGAAACAACCGAAGTAACCACCACAACAAAAACTGAATATGATACTGAAAAGCCCATTAACCCGGAAACCGGGAAACCACCTGTTAAGAGTGAGGAAACTACCACCACGAAAAAAGAGACCTCAAAAAGAACAGAAAATGCGTCCGAAACGGACATTAACAAAGGAGTATCAGAAGATACAACCCGAAACCAAAACAGTTCTCTAAAAACTGACCTAAAGGAGCAAAAAATCGAAAGTACACTATTTAAGCAGATAGGCTGGTGTGCTTTCGCATTAACGATCTTGCTTTTGGTTATTCTCTTTATAGTGAAGAAAATCAAAAAACGCAAGGTTATTACAAATTAATGATTATATTTGCACCGTTGTTGTGGATTATAGCACAAAGTGCTTTATCCGCTTAAAAGCCCGGTTACTTCTTCCAAAGTCCGGGCTTTTTCTTGTCTTAAATTGATTTTATTTCCTTTGCTGATAAGTTACCAAGCTGACGCAAGAAAGTCGCACTACGCAAAGATTTGATAAAAATAACTCTATTTTCCGAAGTTGTTTATGTAGTCAATAACCTTCCGGTTTGCTTCATCTACTTTTTCCATATCATAATCAATATAAATGCCAGTAGTTTTACACCCAAATTCGTGACCAAGAGCCATTGATATTGTGTCTTTCGGTATGCCGATCTTATGTGCTATTGTAGCCCAAGTGTGTCTTGCCCAATAGGTGGTTATTTCGGGGAATAGTGGTTTGCGTTTCTTCACTTGCCTTCTTTTTCCTTTGATAACCTTCTCTACAAATTTAGTTTCTCCAATTTCCTGCAGGTTTTCATTAAGCCTATGGGCGTAGTCTTTATAATTCGCATAACGATCGAGAATATTTAAAAGTTGCTTTTCGCCTCTGTATCGTTCTATGATTGCCATTGCTTCCGGCTCCACTTTAATTGAATATAACTTCTTTGTTTTTGCCCGGCGGTATTCGATGCGTCCGTTGCGAATTTCCCCTAAATTACATAGATCAATGGTATTTATACCTATTAAATAAAAAGTGAGCATAAACGCATCCAAATATTGTTTCTGATGTTCTTCGCAAGGGTAGTCTCTAAAAGAAACAAGTTGCTGGGGTAGTAATGACCTTTTTACTGTTGCTTCGTTTTTTATCTTATATTTTCTGAACGGATAGCACGTGATTACTTCTGAATTTAAAGCATCATTAAAAACAGCACGAATATTCCTCATGTGTATGCTGATCGAATTGACAGAAGATGTTTCCGACAAATAGAACTCAAAATCTTTAAGCCATTCATAATTTATCTGTTCAAAAGTTAGTCCTTCCGATTCATCGCAGAATGCAACAACTTTACTAAGCGTGTATAAATAGCTTTCTTTTGTTCTTGGGTTTGTCTTTTCCCCTGCAAATTTCCTGCAACGTTCAACGAATAGGGGAAGGGGTGATTTTACCTCTTTTGGCTCACCGTTCAACGCTTCTTGAATCTTGTCTTTGATTTGCTTTCCGTTTAAAGAATCCAAATAACCCGTTGATTTCAAGGTTAATAACTCTGTTTCTATATTGAGTTTTTGACGAGCAATATAATTGTTTAGAAACAATTTATTAGGATGCCCTACAATTTTTTCCTTGGCTGAATCCCATTGTTCAGGAAGCAAGAAAACATTAAGGCTTATCAATGCAAATTGCTGTTTATGCGATACGCTAATTTTCAATGGAAACTTATTATCTTTCCGTTTTGCGCGCTGGTCTAAGTAGTATTTTATAGATGCCATATTAAAATTTGCAGGCAT